ACATCTGCTTTTACTCCTGTGCTGCCATGCCGCCTGCAATCGCTCCGGCGGTTCCTTGCGGTAATTGTCGCGGGGTCTTAGTTAAACCACGTTGCAATGCTTTGCTTAACGCCATGTTTCGTGCGCCGTATCGCAATGCGGGATAAGCCAAGGCAAGGTAAGGGTCTTGCCCGATAAACGGCAATGTGGCCGCGCCGCCTGCCGTCATCGCAAAATCCAATGCGCTTACGCCGGGGCTGCCTGACTTCTCGGGAACTGCTGCGGCTTTGGGGAAAGCGCCAGCAAAACGAGCCGCTGTTTCAAGCTCTGGGGATAACGGCTTCCCCTTCCGAAGCAATGCCGCCAGTTTGGAAGCATTGACGTTGCCCGTTGTTTCTAACGCACCCTCTACCGTGTACGTTTTGGCAATAGTGCGTCGAGCATCGTCAAATTTGCGAGCTAAATCGGGCCGCCCAATTTGCTGTAAATGCCGACCAACCATTTCCTCAAGGGCTGTTGCTGCATCGCGCTGGGCTTGCCCCAATGATCGCTTAGAGGGATCGGCAGAGTTCATGCCCGAAAGGTTGCTGTTAGCGGCCTTACGAAGCTCCTTGATGTAATCCACAGCCGACTCAGCATCAAACGAGTCTTTGGCAAGGGATTTGACCAATTTATCAATGTCCGCAGCAGAACCAACGTCTGCCTCGGGGAAGTCTTTTGCAATACGCGCCGTGGTTTCACGAACACCACCCAAATCGTCAAAAAACTGACGGTCTGCGGTAATTCGCCCGGTCTGCTTGAGGTCTTTGTAAACCTGACCCGCTTGAGCGCGAATGTCAGAAAGCGCCTTTTGCGTAATGGGTTGGTTTTCAGACAGCCCAACGGATCGGGCGGCAAGAGCATTGGTAATGTCTTGGTTTTTGCCAGATGCGATTTGTTGCGTTGCTGCTTTGCCCGCCACGCTCTCTAGCGCTACGTTGCGAATAGAGGGCTTTACGGACGCTGGCGGCACGACGTAACCCGAGGGCTGCGCCTTAGCAAACTCGCGCTCTGCGGTCGTAGGAGCGCGTTGGAAGTTAGCTGGGGCTTGGCGGCCAACTTGCGGCATTGGGACGCGAGAACCCGCCATGGCTGACTGCACAACGCCCAAGCCGCGCTCAAGGTTTGTTTCGGCTTCTGGCAGCCCCATGCTGGTCATGGTTCGCTGCAAAGCCTCTGACGGCATTTGCTGGTTTGACCCTGAAGCCATGTTGTACAAAGACATGGCGGCATCGGCAGCCATGCCGGGGATGCCTGTAACGCCCGTGACAATGTTGCGAGCAGCAAGACCGCCTTGGCGCAACATATCTTGCGGTAACGTGCGGATTTGGTCGCTAATTGACGGGCCTTGCGGTTGCTGCACTTCTGGCGCTTGTGGCGCAGGGGCGGCCTGTTGCACCGGCTCCCAGCGCCCATTGCGGTAAATAATGCGCTCGCCGGTTTTGCGATTGACTGCGGTGCGACCTTCCATTGACTGAGCCATGCTTATTGCTCCAAGTCAAAACCTTCTGGCAACTCAGGCGACGGAACGTTGAAATAAGTTCCTTCACGAAGTTGAGAGGATTTTTGGCGGTTGAATTGCAATCGACGCTCGGCTGCCTGCATCGCCCGATCAAGCACAGAATTGCGGGTCTTGATTGGCAAACTTGAGGAGCCTTGAAGCTCCAACAAGATTGCGCGTTCGCCTTCGGTCGGGGCCGCGCCGAAAATTGCCCGCAACTGCGGCAACACTTGTTGTTTGAGCAACAAATCAAACTCAAGCGTTTCTTTAGCTCCAGCAGGCTCAATCGCATCCGGCAGCAGCGTGGCGGCTTGGGCGCGTTGACCGGCACCTAACCCTTCAAACGACTTGTCACTTAATTGACGCGCTTGCTTGAGAAGGTCAATGCCCGTTTCCGTGGCAAGGATGTTTTCATCCGTTTCAAACACTTCCTTTTGAACAGTCGGAGAAAGTGCTTTACCGCCACGACTACCGCCAAACCGCTCACGCAAATTAACTTCGCGGTTTCTAAGGTCAAGCATTGCTTGTTGATAAGGCGTAATGCCGCCTTCTTCTGGCAGTTCAACGTCAAGCTCTTTAACAGTGCCGCGCTTGCCAACAATGACAGCCTTGCCGTCTTTTGTGCGAACTACGGTTGTGCCGAATTCTTCCATTTCGGCAGGCGTCATAGACCGCTCAAGGGCGGCAGCGAGCATTGGTGCGCGCTTCAACGCAGCCGTGCCAACCGGCGTCATAGCCATGCCCATTGCGCCCTCTACGTCTTGTCGGTATTGCGACGTAGGCTGGAATTCTTCCAATTCGGTTTGTTCGGGGATGGCGGCAGGGGTGGCGGCCTTCGGATCGTACATATAGCCACCGCGCAACCGACCGGCAATCTGCTTGCCTGCGGTGCTTTCCATTTCCTCGGCCTTTGTCGCCGCTTCCATCGCCTTTTTGCGTTGGCGGGCCGACATAAACGATTGCAATGCCGAAACGAGCGGCGCTGCGGCAGGAGTCGGCGCGTCTGACCCCGACAGCGGGCGGTAAGCCTGTGCCTCAAGGGCTTCTGCCATCGCTTGACGACGGCGAGCCTCAGCCACTTGGCGCTCGTACTCCGAGGGCATCTGAAACGTGGGAACGTAATTAACTGGCATTTTCAAAATCCCCTCTGTAACTACCGCCTTGCGGGGTGGTCATGCCGGGTGACTTAGGCTTGGGTTGGGATAACGGGGTCTTGGGAAACGTGCGTCCAAACTGCGGTTGCGCCGGAACCATCGTCATCGGATTTGGCGTGTACTGCATATCTTGGGGAGGCGTGAAGTTATCCGCGCTGCCACGCTGCTGAAGGGCGTTAGCCAGTTTCTGTTGGCGTGACATGGGGCCGCTAAAGGTTTGGTATCGACCGTTCATTACCGGCCTCCGAAGTAAGTGCCAGCCGCGCCAGCAATGTCACCAAGCAGTCCCATCTTGGCGTTGTAGGCGGCAGTTTGGTTGCTGTAATTGCGTTGGGCAAAGTCGCCTGCGGCCTGCGTTGCGCCAAACACCGGGGCCGCTGCCACGTTGGCGCCTTGGTAGCCTTGGAACTGCGGCATATTGACTTGGACGCCTGACATAAGCGCAGCGATCTCGTTGATCGGCTGGTTACGTAGCGCAAGCTGTTGCTGCAACGATTGTTGCAAGGCTGTATTGCCGAACTGAGCGTTTTGCAGGGCTTGGTTGTACTGTTGAAGCTGTGCGGCGTTTGCAAGCTGCTGCTGTTGGGCGGCAATGTTTTGGTTTTGCGCCAAGGCTGCGTTGCGGGCGGCCTGCACATCCATCTGCTGACCAAACGCTTGACTCTGACCCGACAACAACGCTTGGTATGCGCGAAGGGCGGCATCTTGGTTTTGCGCGACAGCCTGATTTTGCATCTGCTGGGCGGCTTGGCCCTGTGCAAAGTTCTGGGCAATCGCTTGGTTGCGAAGGTTTTGGCCTTGGACGCCAGCGCCAAACAGCGCTTGTTGGGCGGCATTGCCAAACTCGCCTGCGGCTACGCGCTGGGCAAAGTCTTGCTGTTGCGCCATGTTCTGCGCCTGCTGCTGCGACAACGCCGTGCCGACGTTTTGTTGCAATGCGCGGTTGAACACATCGGCAGCCGTCGTACCCATACCAAACTGCCCAAGAGCGGCTTGGTTGGCAAACTGCGCTTGTGCCTGACGCTCGCCAAAGCCCTGTTGGCGGGCCTGCATATCCAACTGCAACCCTTGAAGGGCGGCTTGTTGGATTGCGTCGTTTTCTTGCTGCTGTTGCTCGGTGATGGCGCGGTTGTACGCCTCCGAACCACGCGGAATACCCTGATTGGCTAACTGCGTCTCCAGCATTTGACGCTGCTGTTGAATCTGCGGCATGACCCGCGAAAGGATCGCCTGCTGGCCCGTGGTGCCAGCGGATACAGGCATGGCAACCAGTTGAGAGGTATCAATACCACGCTGTAATTGCTCCGTTGGGACTTCGCCACGCGCATAGCCAAACTGCGAGAGGTTAGGGGCGTACTGCACGTTGGCAACGCCCGAGGTGTCAATGCCGGTTTGTTGCCGAAGCTGGCCGACATCACCGCCTGCCATGCCATACAAACCACCGGCAGGGCCGCCACCGGCTCGGCCATACCCGAACAGGTCAGGCGCACCGCCAAACTCATAAGCGTTGACGTTAGCCCCTGCCTGCCCCATACCCATCAGGTCAGGCGCACCCTGCACATTGCCATACCCGCCAAGCTCGGTTTGCAGATTACGAAGGTTAGGCTGGAAAGGTTGCCCTATAACGCGCTGTGCGGTTCCTAGGGCGGTTTCGCCAAGACCGGCAAGCCCAAGGTCAACTCGTTGCTGGGCCTCTAAAATCTTCTGTTGTTCGGGCGTTAGGAATTGCTCAATGAACGGCGTATCCAAATCCGTCATTGAGGTGAACTGTTCGCGGGTCGGTGCAACCAGCTCGCCCTTTTCGTTCACATAAGGGCTATAGCCCGTCGTGGCAAATTGGCTGTAATCAGGGGTCGGCTCGTTAAAGCCCGGTCGCATATCCAGCAACCCACCACCGCCGCTAATGCGCTGGCCGCCGGTCGGGTCATATTGAAAGTTGTCCGATAAGCCCATTTGGGCAAGCTGGTCTTGCGGGACGCCAACGCCGTATTGCGGCTCAAACCCTTCTGGGCTACGCAATCCCGGCGGGCCACCTACTGCACCGCCAACGGTCGGTTCTGCGGCAGGCTGGGTCGGGATCGGGCCGGTGCTAGGGAATTGGCCGGGGCCGACGCTCGGGGTCTGTGCGCGACGCTCGTTATACGATTTCTGGGCGGCAAGGGCTTGGTTATAAGCCTCCATTGCCTTGTTGTATGCGGCTTCGTCCGTGACTTTGCGGCCAAAGCTGACCCGCTGCCCGCCATAGGGCGTGTTGATGTTCGGGTTAGAGATGCGGGCGGTTAGACGGGCCGCATCCAAGTTAGCCTGACCCTGCGCCTGTGCGGCAGCAGCGTAATCAGGTGCCGGAGGTGGTTTCGGTGAACTTTTGCCCATAACGCCTTCCTAAATACCGACACGACTCCCGTGCCATTGTTAAAAACACGATGTCCCCGGCGGTGTCGGCGTTATGGATACGCGCTTCCTCGGTGAACCCCATTTTACCCACTAATCGCAATGCTTTGCTATTCCCGCTTGACACAGGAGCGATAATTTTGTCAACCCCACAGACATTGAAGGGGTAATCGAATACGGCGGCGAGATAGGCAGGGGTCAAGCGGCCTTGAAACGCGATGTGGCATACGACGGAACGACCGTTCCAGTTTTCGTACACCACCCCCGCAACCAACTCACCCTTGTCGTTACGCAAACCAAGGGCGTTGGATCGGGCCTCGTGATAGCCACCACCTGTGTGCATACACACCCATTCGCCCACTTCGGGGCTGCTTTCTATACGCCAGCCCATCCGATTTGATACACGATGTCTGTGGAAGCCCATTGCAACTGCAAGTTCTTGCTAGTGCTGTTTAGTTGGATACCGGCGCAGTAACCAATGCCGGTTACACCCTGCCAGTTGTTGCTAATAATCGTATCCTGACCCCAAGTACCAACGTCCCATGTAGACGTATCCCATGTTCCAAACGTTGATGGCGAATACGCCAACGCCGCCGTAGACGGGGCAAGGTCAAAGTCCACGTTAATGTCAATGTTGATAGCGGGCTGGCCGTTACTGAACAAGCTAGGCCGTGCGCGGGTAAAGTATTTCTTTACGCCACGCGAATCAAAGTAGTTAAACGCCTGCAAAGCCCGACCGTCGATGTTGTTTACGTCATCAACGTAGCCGGTGCTGCCAATCGTCCAGCACTTACCGACAAACTGGTTACCGCCGAAATACGGGTCGTCATTTAGTAGGTTGAAGCAGTTAGCGCTCCACCCCGTGAACCGGCACCAAGCCTTCGTAATGTTGTTCATCACGAATTGCTCTTGCGAACCCGTGGCAACCGGCACGTTCACGATTAACGCATTGTTGTTTGCGTTGTAAATCATGCCCCAGCCAAAGTTGTTCTTGTAATTCTGGGCAGCAGCGGCAAACGCGCCCTGAATCTTGTCTGACAACGCCACGTTAGGGTCGAGGCGAGACGACTGCAACGCCGAGGCGAGCGGGAACAGCCCGTCTAGCGTCAACAACAGCAAGTCGCCGCCATACTTCATCATGCAACGCTTAGAGATAGGCGCACCCACCATCCAAACACCGATCAGCGCCCATGTGGAGGCGCTAGAGGGGTCGGTGCCGCGATAAACGATGATCTCGCCCTTGTCGGTGACAAACACGAGGTTGTCATCCACGCCGTAACCGGCGTCAATCGTCCATGTTCCAACCGCTACCAACGTGCCGCCCAGCTTGGCAACAGCAGACAGGTCAAGTTCCTGCGCTGCGCCGCCCACCGAAAGCGTCGGCAAGTACCACGCTTTGAGAGTGTCCTTTTGGATAAACCAAATGCGGTTCTTAAACAGCGTGATATTGGAAAGCGTGGTGGTCGTGACGCCCGTAATGGCAGGCGTTGACGCCCCATCTAGCGCAACCCATGTGGAACCGTTGTACAAACGGGGCTTATCAACCCCGTTAACGCACATCATGTAATTACCGCCGGGGGTGGTTACGTTGATGTACTCCCACCGAGCGTTAGTTAAGCCAGTTACGACCGCTGCGCCCACCGCGCCTGCAGAGGTTACGTCGTAAAACCCCGTTCCTGACGCAGCAAACAGTTTGTTGGTAGCCGCTCCAGCGTAACTAAACAGGCTCTCTACCTGTCCCGGCAAGCCGGTAGCGTGTTTGACGTATCCACCACGCAGATTGACGTTAGAAACGCCGGGAAACAGGTTATCTAGCACAACGGCATCCGTAGGGGCCATGTTGGCGAGTGAGTCACGGGCGTTCCAGCCACCAATAGGCGCGGGCAGCGAAGCGACGTTCGCCACCGCACGTTGTACGAAGCGACGTTGACGCAATCCCGCCATATTAGTTCCCGTCCGTGCCGTAACCGCTGTCTGGGATGTTGTCGTAGCCGATCAGCACCGTACCCGGTCGCGGGGCAAACGACAGATTGGCCGAGGCCGTGTCCTGTGCAATAGCCGTCTCAAGCTCTTGCAAATAATCGCGGTAGATGGCCGTGGTATCAAAGCCCTTAGCCTCAAAATACTTGAGCTTGGTGGACAGCACCATCACCCGATCTGGGTAAATGCAAGTGTCCGAGTCGGCGGTGAAGCTCATCTTCGGCGTACCGTCAGCCGCCTGCGCCCATGCGTTGCTGCGGTACTCAAAGCCGAGCAACTCGCCCGCGTTCATACCCGGCCAAATCTGGAAGTACTTGCCAAGCAAGCGCCAGCGGATACGCGGGCCGGTGCTGATGTAGCCCGACAGCAGCCATTCCCATTGTTGGGCAGACTCAGGGCCAAGCATTTCCCAACGCTTGCTCTTGTCCCAATGGGTGCGGTTTACCGTGCTGTAATAGTCAGCCGGAAGGTCGTATTTAACCTTCTGGAAAATGACTTGTGCGTTGACCTGATTGGAGGTCGGTTCGTAGTTCAGCGTGACTTGGCTGGCGCTGTCTACGCTCGTAATGTACGTCGCGTTGGGAATACCATCGCCCTGCACTTGGTAAGAAGTAGACAGACCGGCAGTAGAAGGGATGCCCGTAATCGTGTACGCGCTATCCGTCCATGTGCCGGTTGTCGAGATGGCTTCCGTGTAGAACGTATGCTGGCGGGTCAGTTCTCGCCAATCAGCACGACGCATCAACTCGTAGCCAGAAGCGTTCATCAGCGCCAAGATTTGAATAACATCTTGGTTGCTGTTGCCCGCTACCGTGGCCGGTGTAGCAACGCCCAGCTCGTTCGTGACTTGCTGGACAAGTTGAAGCATCGTGGTCGTGGACATACGTTATCCCTCTGCGGCTATTTCCTTTGGCGGTCTGCCACGGCGCGGCTGCGAGCTAATAAGCTCTGCCATCTGCGCTTGCAGTTCCGCTAATTGCTTTTTCGTTTCTTCCAATTCCGCATTGTTGTCCATGCGGTTTTTGCGGTTGAGGTATTGACGGGCGCGTTCACGCAAACCCACGCCACCCATTCCGATGCGCTGGAGTTGCGCGTCAGATGCCAAGGCCAACTGCTCAACTGTGATGAACTTGAGGATGGCAAGTTCCGCAACTTGGTCACGGTTAATTTCCTCTGGGGCAGCCTTGTGCCACTCCGAAATAGGCG